GAACGGCGGCTAACCCTTATTTACAGGCTGCCGGGAAAACATCGGCTTCCCAGGTGGGGCAGTACATGTCCCCCTACCAGCAGAATGTTCTTGACGTTATTGCCAAGCAGGGCGCTAGGAATTTAAGCGAAAACCTGCTCCCCGCCGTCTCCGACTCTTTTATCAAGGCTGGTCAATTTGGATCGAGCCGGATGGGTGAGTTTGGTAGCCGCGCTCTTCGGGACACGCAGGAAGCTATCCTTAATCAGCAGGCTCGGTTAGCTCAGGAAGGTTACGGGCAAGGTCTTTCGGCAGCCCAAGCTGATTTGGCCCGTCAAGCGCAGTTGGCTGGAACGGTCGGTAGTATTTCTGGTGCTGATCTTTCTCGCGTCCTCCAGGGCGGTGCTCAGTATGGAAACCTTGGTCAAACCACGGGCCAACTTACGGCCCAGCAGATGCAAAATCTTGCAGGTTTGTCCCAGGCTCAAGCCGCAGCGGGTCAGGCCCAGCAGCAGTTGGGTTTAGGTGGCGCGCAGGCTGTCCAAGCAGCGCAACAAGCCGATCTTGCGCGACGCATTTCTGCCGGAGCGCAATTGGCGGATGTTGGTCAAACCGCCGGAGCCCTCACGGGTGCCCAGCAAGAAGCTATTTTGCGCGGTGGTCAGGCGCTCAGTGGGGCGCAGCAGCAGTCTATCGCTCAGTCCCTGCAAGGTGCGGGCATCCTCGGTCAACAGGCGCAGATGGCTGGCGCCGCCACGGGAGCCCAGCAGGGTGCGCTCACCAATCTGGCACAATTAGCCGCCGGAAACGCGACAACCGATCTTGCGCGGCAGCTTGCTGCAAGCTCGCAGTTGTCTGAAATCGCGCAGCGCGGGCAGGCTATGCGGGCAGCAGATGTCGCGGCTCTTGAAAGCGCCGGGTTTGGCCAACAGCAACAGCAGCAGGCGATACTCAATGCTGCCCGTCAGCAGTTTGAAGCGCAGCAGAATTATCCCAAGCAGCAACTTGACTTCCTGAGTACACAAATTCGCGGTCTAGCGCCTATCACTCCAAGTGTTCAGACGCAAACCGGTCAAACCAGTGGCGCGACCTACTCTCCGTCCCCGCTGTCTCAGCTTGCGACGGGTCTTTATACGTTCAAGGGTCTCCAGGGTATCTAAGGGGTGACGGAAATGGCATCCAAGCTCAATAAGTTGATGCAGAAGTACGATCTCACCACCCCTGAGATGGCGAGAATCTTAGCTTCTATGGGTCGGCGTGGAGACAGCCTCGTAGCTCACATCACGCCCGAAGAAGCGATGATGCTGAAGCGCCGTGGCGGCGCGGGCACCATCAACCCGCGCACAGGCCTACTGGAGTTTTGGTCAGAAAACGATAGTTCTCAGGCCAGTGAAGGTCATTCAAACAGTGGAGCGGAAAACGCTAGTGGTTCGTCGAATGACGGCGGCTATACCGATAGTGGTTCTAGCGCCTACGGTGGCAATGAACCGGCGGTAGCGCCGCAACTACCTACAAATTTTAACGAAGCTGCATATTTAGCGGCAAATCCTGATGTTGCCGCCGCAGTTAAAGCCAATCAAATGGTGAGCGGCGCTCAACATTATATGCAATATGGTCAGAACGAAGGTCGCAGTCTTTTTAATGAGGCCCCCGTAGCGCCTACGACTCCGGCGGCCCCTGTGGCTGTTCCCGAAGCGGGCGGCATTGCTCAAATGCCCGGTATTTCTATGCTAGCTAACAACTCTTCTGAGTTAGCTAATCTGATGCGTCAATACGGCGTGTCGTCTCCAACTATTATTCCGAACATCACCCAAGCGTCTGACCCTAATCAAGCTACGCAGCCAGATTCGCAGATGTATGATAAGCAGGCTTATCAAAATTATTTAAATGAATACATGACGCGGCTCGCGCAGACTAACATGTATAACCGCGCTCAGTTTATGGCTGATCCAAGCCAATTTAATCCGCAGTGGTCTGATCTGATCACCGGCCCAGGGCTTGCGCCTAGCAATTACCAAGACGTTTACAACATGTATAAGCAGTACGCGGGAGGTCTCCCTACATCTACGCCCACCTCTGGCACGGGGTTCGCTCGCGGCGGTGCGGTGAAGACGCGCTACGCTGAGGGTGGTGAGGTTGAGGAGCCTGAGACCGAAAGGTCTAATCGCGGCCCCCTGACACCTGAAGGCGCTGCCCGGATGGCTGAGTTGTTGGGCCAACTGCGACCCACCACAAACTACGGCGCGCAGCTTGCTGGCGCACAGCAGGCGGCCCGAAACGAAAGTGAAGCCTTCTCCAACATGGTCCGGCAAATGTCGGAGCGTACGGAGAGCCCCACGTCGCGTGCCGAGATGTATTTCCGCCTTGCCTCAGCTTTCGGAGCCCCAACCCGAACCGGCCAATTCACGGAAAATCTCGCCCTCGCAGGGCAGCAGATGGGTGAATACGCCCGAGGTCGTCGGACGGATGAAGCCGAACGTCGTGCGCTGGCACTACGGGCGCAGGAATTGCGTGCGGCAGGCGCACGGCAAGACCTTGCGTCGCTTCAAACGCTCGCTGGCCAAGAGGCAGCAGCGCAGCGGGCGATCAACCTCCGTATGATTGATGCACAAATGCGTGGGGCTGCCCCTAATGCGCGAGAAACTAGAATTGCTGATGTAATGCAAACATATGGTTTTGATCGTCCGACAGCTATAAGAATTGTTGACAACCTTATTGTTGCTGTCCCTGGGTCTGCTGGTGAGCCTCCGACGTTCTTCGATAGGAGCACGAACGAGATTGTCGTTCCTGGAGGGGTTAGGCGGCCCGCACCTAACGAACCAACGGAGAGACCGACGCCCCAGCCAGCCGCCGCGCCAACGGAGGCAGAGGCCCCCGCGATTAACCTGCGCCGTCCGCAGGCCGCTGCCACAACAGCGCCCACGACCGCCGCCGCGCCGACCTCTGTGGAAGACTTTTACGCCGGGCGCCGCATGAGAGACGTTGAACAGGCTGGGCGTACGGCTGAGGCTCAAGCCCGAGGGCAGTCCGTTGTCCGGCGCGAAGATCAACCGGCGCGTGTGGAAGAGGCTGGGCAAACCGCTGAGGCTCAGGCGCGTGGTCGGGCGACAGTTGAAACGGAAACAGAGGAACGCAAGCGTTTACGCGGCCAAACAAACGTTGAGTCCATTCTAAGAGACTTGGCGGCGTCTTACCTTCGCCTTGACGAATTGGGCGGTATCCCCAGCGAACGCCGGACGACAATCGAAAACGTGCCTGCGTATCTGGCTGGTACCGGGGCGGGTCAAGAAGTCGGTATGGCGATTGGCACTCCATCACAAACGCAACGGAACCAAATACAAGCCTCAGTCCGTCAGCTTCTAACGGCGATCAAGAACGCTACAGGCATGTCGGCGCAAGAGATGAACTCCAACGTCGAACTCCAGTCGTTGATGGCTGCCGTGTCGAGCCCTAGACAGAGCATTGAATCTGTACGCGGTATTCTGGCCAGCATCAGCCGACAGTACGGCCTTGGCGAGTTAACCTTTCCTGAACCAACCGCGCCGCCAGCGGCAGCGCCTCGTGAGCAGACGCAGGGGTCGCGCCGCAGAGGCGCAGCGGCAAATGCTACGCCGACGTTGGAGCAATTTCTAGCGGCAGCGCGTCGAGCCAATCCAAATGTCTCGGACGAGGCGCTGACGGATTACTATAATCGGACTTACGGAGGTCGGTGATGGCGGAAATCATTGATCCATTTCGCGTGCCAGACGCACCGCAGATTGTTGATCCGTTTGCGACGGACGAGGCGGTTACTGATCCGTTTGCCGGACCCCGCCGTCAGCCCGATACGTCAGTCGCGCAAAATATCGGCGTCGCCGCTCGCGCTGCCTACCCTTACGCGACTGCGGCGGCCCTTGGCGCTGCGGCGGGAGCGCCGTTTGGCGGTCCAGTTGGCGCTGCAACTGGCGCGGCTCTCGGCCCGCTCGGCCTTGCCCTTAGTGACATCGCCACGACCGGCTACAACATCGCGGCGCCTGCGTTCGGAGGCTCGCGCGTCCCAAGGCCGTCCGAAAACATCCAGGCACTCTATGAGCGTTATTTTGGCCTCGGTCGGCGCCCTGAGACGCCGGGGCAAGAGGTGCTGTCGGCCGCAGTAGAGGGTGCTACGGGCGCTGGCGCACAAGCGCGGGCGTTCGGCCGTCTGGCTGAACAACTCTCGCCGTCAGTCACGCGGAACGTGATGACCGAACTCGGGCGCCAGCCGGTTGTGCAAGCTGGTGCGGGTGCCGGCGGCGCTGCGGCACCAACCGCTCTAAGTGAATACAGCGACGTTGACGATCCTTACGCCGGTATGGCGACCAGCTTGCTTGGTGCGATGGCGGGTGGTCGTACTGTGGCTAACGCGGGCAACGTCGCGCGCGGCACGGCCAGTACTGCTCGCATGGCAACGACGCCGACACAGGAGGAACTTCGGCAGAACGCCCAAACTGCCTACGCTCGCGCCGAAAACGCGGGTGTTACCTATGATCCCAGCGCCGTGCAGACTTTTGGGATGGATTTAACCCAGAGGCTCCACAAGGCAGGGTTTGATGAAACCCTGCATCCGAAAGCTGCTGTCGCCCTTCGCCGCATCCAAGAAGCAGGTGCACCGGGCGCTAGCGGCACAGCGGCACCTTTACGATTTGAGGATTTGGAACTCCTTCGCCGGATCGCCGGTAACGCGCGCCTGAGTCTTGATCCGGATGAGCGCCGCATCGGCCGCGTGATCACCCGCGAGATCGACAATTTCACCCTTCAACCACCACTCAACGCTGTGACGGGTGGCGACAACGCTGCCGCTTCGGCAGCCATTCGCGATGCACGGTCGGCATGGTCGCGGATGCGTAAGAGCGAGGAGATCGAAGAACTGGTTGAGCGCGCTCGCTTTTCGGCCATAGGCAGCGGTGGCCGGATGGACGAGGCGTTACGGAATGAGTTTGCCAATCTGGCGCGTTCTATCCAGCGCGGCAACAACCCCAACTTCACCCCCGCCGAGGTGGCAAATATTGAACGCATCGCGCGCGGTGAAGGCGGCCGGATGGGGACGCGGTTCTTGAGCCAACTGGCGCCCAGCCTAACGCCGCGCGGCGTGGCGTCCATGGCGGCGCAGGCTGGAAGTCTAGCAGCAGCCGCAGGCAGTCCCACCGCTGTTGCGGCGGCACCAGTTACAATGTTGGCTGGTTACGGCGGACGCCAAGTCCGCGACGCTCTGTCTCAGTTTGAAGCTAATCGGTTAGCAGCAGGGATGCGGCGTGGTGATGTGACAACGCCTTTTGATGCACGCTCACGGAACTTGTTCTCGCCCACGATCCAACAGATGCTTCTCCAGTATGAGTAAAGCATCCAGCCGCAGGTAAAAAAAGGGGCGCCTTCGGGCGCCCCTCTCGTTTTACTCTTCGGGTTCGGTCTTGCGCCCGTACATCACGTCGTCTGTGTCACCCAGCCGCCAACGTGAAAACTGTTCGACCTTGTATGAGTAGGTTGCCACCTTAAAATCGGGGAACTTGACCTTCTCCGGCGTCAGCGACGGGTCGTAGAACCGGCAGCGGTTGTTGGGCTGCAAGGCATACTGCCCGTTATCCAGGGCCAGCAGGTTATAACTCTTGTGCTCATCCGGGCTCTCAGAGAACCCGAAGTCCGGCACGCGGGGATCCGGGCTGCACCCATCCAGGGTGAACATGTAGACGCCCTTATAGAACACCCCGTTCTTGCCCAGGAATTCAGCCCGCAGGCCCTTGAGGAGCGGCTTCTCAACGACCGTCACGTTGTAAGCCAGAACGTCCCAGATTTGCAGGAAGTCGAGCGGAAGGTAGCCTTCAGGTACAGCCTTCTGCTGAACGAAGGCGCTGATTGGCAGCTTGTCGTAGAGCGCGCCGTACTCGGGCAAGTAAGTCTCGAAGCGGAAAGCTTCGCCCCGGATCGCCTTCACAGAGACCCACACCCCTTCGACAAACTCACCATGCCCGTGCTGGTGGTCGTAGAGGTATTCAGAGCGGACCTGCACCTTGATCGGCGGCAGGGGACAAACGAACGCCATAAGAGTTATCCTTTTGCTTGGGTTTCATAGAGCCAACGGGCCATCAACAGAGCCTCAGCGCGATCCGCGTGCTTCTTCAGATTGAGCGGGGCTGAGGGGTACATGCGAACCGCTAGGGCGCGGCTGAACTCCTTGTCCGACGCCAGCTTAAAATGCTTCTTCCAGGCCACAGGAGAGACGTACGCTAGGCCGATCTGCAAGGCGGCTACCACTGCCCTAGCGCACCCAAAACTATCGCCCAGGCTGAACGTGGATGAAGAGCCTTGGCGGGGCATCGCGTTGACGCGCTCGATCACGCACATGCGAGCGTCGTCAAACTGTTGGAGGATAGACGCCAAGCCTGCGGCATCCACCTCCTGCTTCACACTGCCCGACCCCTTCGAGACCGTGGGCATGTCGAAGACTGCCAGATAGTTGCCGTCCCTGAGCACGCCCACGGCACCGCTGAGACCCGGATCAATTCCAATGGTCAGCATCACAGGGCCTCATAATGTTCGCAACCTTGGCGCTGTTCGTCCAAGGTCAGGGTGTAGCTGTTTAGGTTGCAGACCCACTTACCCTCTGCGCCCGCAGAACACATTGTGCAGGTGCGGCAATGCCGAAGCGGTGCAACTTCCTTGGTGCAAACCTGCTTCATACTGCAAAACTTGCATCCGAAAGACGTGGCATCGTCGCTGATGCCTGCCGGGCGCAACTGAGCATCGACAAGCTTCTTGATCTTAGTTTTTAGCTTTTCCTGGTAATCTTTATCTTCTTTAACACGCTCAACGTAAAACTGTTCGTCGTCCTTGCAGACCGCGACGTAGAGGGCGTGGGTGAAACCTCCCAAGGCCATGCTGATTTGCACTTGAGCGTAGTGGAGCGGCTTGGCGTCCTGCACGCCCTTCTTCACAAGTTTTTCAAAGCTATTTTTATTATGCGTTTTGACTTCTAAGACATGCGGCTTGTCGCTGTCTGGGACATCCTTCACCACCCCGTCTACCTTGGTGATGAAGTGGCCAGTCTCATCAATGAATTCAAACTGACGACCGTCTTCGCGCTTGTCCCAGACCGCAAACCCTGCCCGACGAAGATCCTCAACGATCCGTTCTTCTTGCAGGTGTCCCGTCTCAAAGAGACGAAGCATGCGCCCGTCAAACTGCTCGCGGGCAAAGCCTCGCCAATTGAGCCAAATCTGACGGACGCAATCTTCGCCAATGAAAGAGGAACCAAGCCGCCCCAAATAAAGATCATGATTGATCTTTATCTTCTCAATCGCAGCGTAAATACGATTAACGATCTGCTGCTCAGGCCGGGGCGGTATGGCTACCATGTATCAATCCCAGGGGTTCGCGCCCTTGGCTGCCGGGGCAGCCTTGGCGACAGGAGGGGCCTTCTTCGCGGGAGCCGGAGCATCGGCCACCTGCTCGAACAGAAACACCTTGATCCTGTTGCTGGGCTTGTAGCCGCCAGTGCCCGGCTCAATCGCAACAGCCGCAGCAAACGGCTTACCCAGCAGCTTGTCGGTGTCGTCAACATTCGGCTTACCGCAGGCCGTCGCCCACGCCACCAACTGCTGACGCCCAATACGCTGGGCCTTCTCATTCGGGTTAGTGATGTTGAAGTTCTGCCAGAGCAGGCGACCAGTGTGCTCGCCCCTCACAACCTCAAACTTGACCTTGATGTAGCTGCCATCGCCGCGAGATGTGGTCTTTTCCTCGGCATCCACAGCCTTCAGGATGTACTCACCCTCGGGGATTGGGTCGTACTGGGCCGGGGCGGAAACTTCAACCTCGGTAACGTCAAAACCAAACTTTGCCATTATCGTATCTCCTTTTTCACTTTGCGATAGGGATAACTTTTTCGAGATTGCTAATCGTCATCTCGATCTCATCCGGGCAGCCATAGCGGTTCTTAGCCGCGTATGCCGGGTTCTCCACGAAGTGCAGGAGCCGTTCGCCCGTCGTCACGCCGCGCGTCTTCTCCTTGTTGAAGCCGCTGTCGGACTTCCGGATGATGACCTTGAACGCCGCGAACGCGATAACGTCAGCCCATTCCTGCAGCAGCGCATTGCAGCGATTCGGCAGCTTGGGCTGATAGCGGTCATACGGCTCAGTGCGGGGGTCTTCAAACTTGACCACAGCCGCATGTGCAATCAGCACCACGTTCATGTTGCGCTTCACGCGAAGCACGTCGAGGCCTTGGAGGATCTCCCGGAACTCCTCAGCCACGAGCATCTGACCCTTGCCGTAGGCCAGATCCTTAGCCTCGTGCGTGGCCTCCACGTTACCCACGATCAGGGGCTCAACAAGCCAATCGACGGAATCAATCGCGACCGTCTGAAAGTCGTGGTCTTCCTTGATGAGCGTCTTGATGCTCTCCACCACATCCTTGATGTGCGTGGCCTTGGGGAAGCTCACAACGTCGAGAGAATCGAGGCCATCTTCGGTGCTGATGAAGATCGGATTAGGAAACTGACTGGCAAGCGTAGACTTACCAATGCCGTGCCCACCGTAAATAACCATGCGCGGAGGCACCATCTGCTTACCCCGGCGCAAGTTATTCTTCCAGGATTCTGCTTTATCACTCATTATAGTTACTCCTTTCAATCTTCTACGTTGCCAAAGTCAAACCCTAGCTGGCCAAAATCCCACTCCTGCTTAACGTACTGGAAGGATTCACGGTCCCAGCTAAGAACATTAACCCTGTCGTGTTCTTCGGTGATCAGGGTCATACAAACCGCGCAGAGCGTAGGGTCTCCGATCATCAGTAGGTGATCACCCGGCTGCCAATCGTTGAGGACGCGCCTCGCGCGGGCCATCAGGGCATTCGTGTCGTAGGGCTTGCGCGGGCGACCAAACACCGCGCGCAGCGTCCCGTAGCGTCGTGCATCCGAGAAGTCTTTGCTTGTATCGGCCTGCACTACGAATACCGTTCTAGTGTTGGGCTTTTCCATTTCTGATCTTCCTAATCTTAGGGGGTGGAGCGATTAAGTCTAGTTCGCGCATTTTTAGGTATTGGCCGCATCCCAAAGCTACCGCAATTTTGATAGCTTCTTTGTAATACCATTCGTAATCTAAGTCCGGTGGATGCGCCATTTTGTCGAGCAGGATCATACACGCTCTTGCGCCGTCAGTCTTTGGCACCTTGTTGCCGTTGGCCTTGTACCGGATCGGCTGAAGCTCTGGATCATTCGACTGATACCAGCGCACCACCTTTCCCAGATACTGGCCCATCTGCTCGCCACCCCCTGTGACATTTCGAGCAGATATGAAGTCGCAGAACGGCGCACGCTTAATGGTTTCCAGGAGCGGGGTGCCCTTGGACAGCCATTCACCAACAGCATCGGCGCACACCTGAGCCGTTGGGTTCTTACGAAGGGAGAGCGGGGCGTATATGCCTTTGGTTTTCAAAGTTCTATCTGGCTTTACAGCTATATAGTTATTGACATCTTTCATCGCGAGAACACGGTAGGGTGTGAACTCAAAACTGAATCTAGACACCTTCCCAAAATTTGCAACCGCTTTCTGAATATCGGCGTCAAGGTTTTTGGGGTAGCGGATCGCGATGCCGTCCGTGTTGGCGCTCAGGGTCGTGGCTCCGACCTCCTCCAGCCATTCGATCAGCATAAGAAGCGTTAGCTGGCCGGTCAGCGTCACCGCCAGCATGAGGTCTGGCGAGTAGAGCACAGAGAACCGGCTGGCCAACTTGCCGAAGGTGCCGTTGAGGCTGATCTTCAGCGTCGCGTCAGTAACCTTGTCGCCTGACCGCTTGGCGGCAAGCCGCCTGTCGTAGATCTTCCGGTACTCCTCGATAAAGCGATGGCCTAGGTTCGCAGGCACAAAGCCGCATTCGAGGATGATGCTCGGGTAGAAGCTGGCGGCGTCGATATCGCAGATGATGTCATCGCCCGCGATGTGGCAGACTTTACGGTCATGCACGCTATGGATACCGCCGACGCCAAGCTGATATTCGCCGGTACCAAACTTAACCAAAGCTTCCCCTAGGAAGTCGGGCAGCATGACGTGACCGGTGTTGGGGTTCATGTCGAACTTGTGCCCGGCAATCCTGTCTAGGAGGTGCTGTAGCTCGGCATTCTTGAATTTCAGGAAGCTGGGCGGCGTGTAGACAACGTGCTTCGGGATCTCATTTTCCTGCCGCTCTAGCTTCATGCTCGTGATGTAGGCTTGCTCGGCCATCTGAGAGTCAGACTTGCTCCGCATATCCACACCGTAGCGGCGGCTCATCTCGACCCGCAGGAGCACTTCTTTCTCAAGCTGGTTCAGAAGCTCGACAGTCGTATCCACGTCATTGTGGCAGTATTCGAGCAGGGTTGCTTCCTGCTCAGGCTCAATGAACGCGTCGTGCGCTATGGGCATGTCCTGGAGCCGGGGCATGTGCATGCGGGCGCCGTATGCCTTGAGGCCCACGAACGACGGCGCGACCTCAATCAGATCAATGTAGTCCGCGAAGACCTCTGCCAGCCCAAACTTCCGCATGGAGACCCAGGGCGGAACGTGGTTGACGATGATGTCATCCGCGATCCGCTTAATCTCCATCTCCGTGCGTCCGGCACAGAACGCGGAGACGATCACGTTATCGAATTCCTTGTTGTTGAACCCGACAAACGTTGCATCGCTCTGGGTGACGAAAAGCTTGAGACGCTGCGGAGCGTCCGGCTCATGGCGCCAGAGGTCGAACCACTCGCCCGTATCCACGTTCTTCGCGCAGAAGAGCGTACGGTTAGGCATTGTCTCGGTGTCGAAAACCCAGGTCGTCATCCGGGTTGGCCTTCAGTTAGCGTTATAGGTATCAGCAGGCTTCGCACTCTCGCAGGATGTCTAGCAGGTCTCTGTGCTCCATTCGAGGGTCGATAGCGTAGACCGTTTGATCGGCGTCGTAAAGACCAAGGCCTTGTTCGCAAGCCGCGCAGGCGTCGCGAGGTATCGCGGCCTCATACATGACGTGCCCCTGCGCCTCAACTTCTGCAACTCGGCGCATGATGTCGCGGGGTGAATCGTCCAAGTTCTTTAAGACGAACATCGGCTGCCGGATGCCAGCTTCGCGTAGGTTCAACTTGTGACCAACACCTGGAAGGATTTCCGACGGATAGCTGATAATAAAACTTCTAGCGGGAGACCGCTTTTTGCTTCCCCCAGTTTCTAAAACAATGAGAACCGCGTGCTTCACCGCATAAACCTCATTAACAGTAAAGCGCATTGAGTTATCCTATTAAGTTATAAGGGTGGCCCCTCTACGTTAGCGCGCAGAGGGGCCGAGTTTGGTAGGTTCCAGAGGTGCAGCCGAAGCCACACCAAGAGGTTAAAACTTGGCTTGCGAGAAGTCTACACCCCTCTAAACCATCTTCGCTTCAACGGGCCGGTCGGGCTGGTTCTGATACTTGCCGTCCCCGTAGCTAGCATCTTCCCGCAAGGCGTAGAACAGGATCTGAGCAATGCCCACACCTGCCGGAATCACAAGCTCACCGTCGCCGTGGTAAACCAATTCCAAGGTTAGGTAGCCTTCCCAGCCCGGTTCAATGACCGTGTTGAACACGCTGAGGCCCTGACGCGCCCAGGTAGACTTGTCATGCACCACGCCAACAAGATCCTTGGGCATCATAAAGCGTTCGATGGTGGATGCGAGGCTGAACCTCTTTTGAGGGGTTAGCCGCACCTCCTGCTTAATGCGGACATCGTAGCCAGCCTCGCTCAAGCCATGGCTGACGCCATGCTGGCGCCACTTGCTGTTGAACATCGGATTTAAAGGGTTGCAGCGCAGAAGCGCCTTTCCGTTGATTATCATGTTACCTCACAGCTTATACTTGTTGGCTTTATCACTATTGGGCGGCAGATCAACAACACGCAGATATTGCGTCGTGCGACCTATGGGTTTCGGAAGATCGACAATCTCGATCATGCCATCTTCAAGCAGTATGTCTATTGCCCGCTGTTTCCGTTCAAAAGAACCCTTTACGCCACCCTCCTTCAACGGAAGGCGTTCGTAAAAGGATCGAGACCGGTCGATCTTATCTTTCATTAAGTTCAACATATCAGCGCACAGTGAGTTCATTAGCTCCTCTTCGCGCTGGTTCTTTCGGTCCTCCTTCAGTTGGCTCCGCTCGCCCTGCTTTAAGGGACGGGCAACTGCGTGCGAGAACCAGATATCTTTCTTGTACCCGAGAACGTCTAAATGCGCCTCGCTGTTGCTGACGAGATCAAAGGTGATCTCAGGGAACGCTGTCGGGAAGCGGACCTTGACCGCCTTCAGCACGCGGGGCGAATCCTGCGTCTCACCGTCGCGGAACACCATGTAAACGCCCTGAGCATCGCCGGTCCAAGCGGAGGCGCCTCGCGGGGTCAGGAAATCAGACTCTAGCGACCCGAGAGCCTTCGAAATGTGCGTGATAATTGCGAGCGGAAAGTCCCAAAAAGCCTTTTTGATGTGCGACATAGCGCGACCAACTTCAGCGTTATCGTTCTCGTTTTCCAAATCAAAAATCGCGTTTGCTGTATCGCAAACCACAAGCGGAAGTGCAGAATAATAAGTTCCATCTGCCTTTTCATTTTGGACGGTCCATTCCCTGTATTCCTCTGCAACCTGTGCAAAGATTTTTGGGTCGAGCCTCTGGGCGTTAATGATCTTAATGCGTTCATCGAAAACGCTGGCCGACAGACCTGTGTAGCCCCAGGTGTAGAGCGAGTAGATGACCCGCTGAACCTGGACGACAGACTCTGTGATGATAATTACGTTGCGCCGAATCTTTGGCTTTAGCGCGAAGTCTGGCGTGCAGATGTGCGCGACGGCAAGTGCCAGCGGCACAATCAACGTCGTCTTACCGACGCCGGGGGCGCCCGCAATAACGTTAACGCCAACGCTCATATAATCGTCAAAGATATATTCGTAATCTTTTACCCTGCCTGCACCGGAATGCGGCTCGGCTTTTGTGAGGCTAAGGGGGTGTTCGCCCTTCTCGATCTTCTCGACCTTCTGTTCTTCGGCACTCGCAGGCGGTTCGCTGCCCGTCCAGCCGTTGTCTATCGCCATGCGGAAGATCGAACGGTAGGTGATGGAATGAGGGCGATCAATGTCGCGCTCCCACTTGCGCCGCTGGGCGGCCGCGTCGAACTTTTCCGACTTCGAGGCCCATTCGGTCCAAATCTTATACCCGTTCTCACCGTAGGGCTTCAGCACCAAGCCAACATTGACCCAGGTCGTGTAGTCGTCCGCATCCACATGCCGCAGAGCGGATCGCAGGTCGTCAAACGTCTGGGCCGTCGCGACCGGGACGCCGCTGCGCTCTACAAGGCTGTAATTGACGGGCGTCCGTGCCTTGCTCGCGATGAAGCGGGGCAGCGCGCTAGGCTTTGCAGGCGTTGTCTTGCTGATGGGGGATCGGCCTGCGCTCCAACGGTAATCGCCGCTGGTGCCAAGCGTAGGGGCCACGCAGATGTACCCGTGATGCTTTAGGTCGAGGCCCTTGCCCAGCGTGCCGGGGTAGGAGACCTCCGGATCCGCGCAGAACAGGCGATGCTCACCGCCGCCCTGTGTGATGGCAATGCAGTCCGAGTGCAGGACGCCATGCTCGGCCTCGATCTGCGCCAGCGTATCGCGCCCGTCGTTGCGGGGATCGATATCGAGGGCCAGCAGGCCCGACGCCGCGAGGCTGATGCCGATGCCCGCCTCTGGGTCTACGGCCCACCAATCGCGGATAACCTGCTCGTCTGCGCTCGCATCCTGGTGCCCGTGCGGGACAAGGTTGGTCTGAGGATGCTTGCCCGGCGTGTGGCCCTTCTCATTGTGAGGGCGCCCGCACCGGCATTGACCATTCTTGTCAACGGACCAAACGGGCAGGACATGCCAGCCGAGACGGGCATACGCTAGGGCGTAGTCAACCGGCTTCGGCTGGTCTTCAACGGCCCAGATGTGCGAGGGCGTCTTCCTCATTCCCAGTGCTCCCTAACCACGTTCCAATATTGGTTTTTCTTTCTCACCGTGACCACAGGCGGAATGCGAGTGCTCTTAATCATCCAAGCGACTGAATTGGGTGGGCACGGCAGGTAACGCGTAATGCATCTTCTATTAAAAAAGTTTACAGTCTTAGGGTTACAAACGTCAGTATCAATAAAATCAGAAGCTCTTATTATGATACCTTCTTTGGTAGAGCATGTATAATTAACAAGCAAAACAGGAATACCCGATTTCTTAGGAACAATGCTTGCTGCGGTTACGCTGTGAACCGACACATCAATAAGCGAACCATCCGCAACCTCTTGACCGGTCATAGGATCAATTGGCGTTAGCTTATTGAGGCCCGGCTTAAACTCACGCTCCTGCTTAACACCATAAGGAGAGCTATACGGCGCCTTATTTTCTTCAGGCTCGTCCTTATAGTCATTTTCGCGGTATATGGTTTCACACATATCGATGCCGCCAAGGCGGATCAGGTTACCCACAAAATCCAAAAGAAGGCAGTTCTTTTTGTCAGGGTGTAGCCGCGTCCCGCGCCCCTGTATCTGCACCCAGAGGGATGACGACAGCGTGGGTCGCAGGCACACAATGCAGTCCAGGGCCGGGAAGTCAAATCCGGTGGTGATCATATCCACCGAACACAGCACCCGCGTTTCGCCCGACATGAAGTTGCCCATGACCCGGTTGCGCTCATCCGGCGACAAACCCGCGTGCAAAACTTCCGTGGTCCAACCAGTTATATCTCGGATAATCTCTGCGGTTTTCTGGGCTGCTTTTACGGTCGGGCAGTAAACGCCGATGTGCTTCCTGATTACGGCCAACTTTGGCAATGAATGCGCCATGGACCTAAGCCATGCAGTGGTTTGGGCATCAGCCGCGTCAGACTGGATATAATCGCCCTTGATGCCGATATCGCTCAGGTCAAGTTGGACAGAGGTTTCGACACCCTTCAACGGGCAAAGCCACCCGTCAGCCACCGCGCGCTTTACGTTGTAGTCATAGGCGAGCGTGTCGAACCAAAATTGATCGCCATCCCCGTAGATAACCCCGTTGTCCATGCGCCAAGGTGTGGCGGTCATGGCCACGCGCTGGGACTCGGGGTAACGGCTTAGGATGTTCTCGTAGATGGTCGGCTCGCCGTGATTGTGCGGCACCCGGTGGGCTTCATCGATGATGATAAGATCGGGGTCCGGCAGCTTGTCCAGCATGCCAGCGACGCTCTGGATCGTGCCGTAGGTGACGCCGCCCCAGGTGTCTTTACGCTTGAGGCCAGCGCAGACGATGGCGGGCTCTACGTTAGCGTAGCGCCGGAACGTGGCCGCGTTCTGTTTCACCAGTTGCTGCACATGGGTCAGCATCCAAGCCTGTTTGCCGGTGGCGCGGTAATGCTCGGATAAGGCCGCGATGATCAGGGACTTCCCTGTTCCCGTCGCAAGCTGCAAAACGGGGTTAGAGCCCGCTGCAAGCGAAGCCAACGCCGCGTCTAACGCCTCTTGCTGATAGGGTCGAAGGTCCATGTGGCCTCAGTTATGGGTTATCGGCGTCGCTTTTAACACGGATCACTAAAAAGGCAATGCCCGCCGGGGGACTCGAACCCCCACGCCTTTTTGGGCCACGAGTTTTAAGCTCGTTACGTCTACCGTTCCGTCAGGCGGGCATAGTGCTTTAGGCGTTCAGTTCCCAAGCCTCACAGATCGACGGGCAGGCTTCCCGCAGGATCCCCCACGCCTCATCTGCAAGCTCCCGCGTTTCCTTCTGCGTGCCGTTGCCACGCCGGAGGGCGCAGAAATGCAGCCACGAGCGCAGCGT